AGCCTTAAAAGCTGTTACTTGGTCATCGGATGATTTCTCAGCTACTTTACTAGCGGCTATCTCCCCTCCTTTTGTCACTTTCCCCGGAGTATCAGTTAGACCCAGTGCTCGAACAAACTTTGCACCAGCAAAAGGAGTATCACCATACTCTTCATCTAGTGTTACTAAGCCTCTCTGCCAGCCATCCATAATAGCTCCAGTCCACGGCCCTCCCTCTGTTGAGCCAAGTGCTCTTGTTGCTTTTTTATCCCAAAGGTCTTGCAAGGTAGCAATTTTTTCTTCAGTATCACCCCCGTGCTTTTTTAAGTATTCAATAGCTAGTTTTTCATCCTTTAATCTAGTAGCATTGTATATTCTTCCGGGAGCAACAGCACCAAGCATAGAGCCAAGAAAGCCCGGCTTCTTGTTAAGCCTATCTAATGTTTCTTGATAAAGTACTTTAGGATCATTCCAAGTAAAATCTGATTTATAATCATTAGGATCTGATTCAGCCATCATCTCCTTCATTGCTCTCTCTTGATCTTGGTCACCGCCAGAGGCATAGAAGGAGTCAGGCATTCTTGTTGCTGTCTCACCATTAGGTTTAGTGTAAGACTCTCCAATAGCAACACCGCCAAACTTATCTGCAGCGCCACCACCGCCGCCTGTTCCCATACCAGCATTTATTAGTACAGGTGCTGACCCTAAAATAAAGCCAGCAGGTACAGCTGTAGTAGGACCATTGGCGTCATGTGCAATCTGCATGGTTGCCTTTGTGGTAGGATTATAGTAAGACATCATTGTAGTCTTGCCACCACCCATACCGGGAGCACCGGGACCAAAGACAGAAGAACCTAATCCATAATTTGCTGGGTTAAATCCACCTGCAGCAAAGCTAGGGGGCTGTTCTTCTAGCAGTGGCTCTGGTACAGTGTTTGTATTAGCTTGTTGAATGTCAGCAGGGTTCATGTTAGCTTGTGTAGTATTTACTGCAACGCCTCGCTTAGATAGCTCTTGCATCAAGGCAGGGTTTGCATTAGCAGCTACCATAACTTTCTCAATGATAGAGTCCATACGAGTAGGGTCATTGTACAAAGATTCAGTCAAGCCACCTGCAGCGAAGCCAACAGCCATACCTTTAGCATTCATACGAGAGTTTACCATAGGATCATTCTTAGCAGCAATAGCCATCTTATCCATCAAGCCACCCTCGTAAACCCCTGTAGTAAGAGCCTGCTCAAGTGCAGCAATATCTTCTTCACTAATGTCCATGCCTTGTGGTGGCATAGCAGCCATATCTACAGGCTCACCTCCAATGCGCCCATCATCTTCCATCTTAGCTAAACCCATCTTAGCTTCTGTGCGGAGGTCTTCAAAGAACTTTACACCAAAGAAACGTACAACGTCAGCAGGTACAACGTACTCACCTTCACTTAGCTTAGCATCAATATCATCACGAACTTCTACTGGCAGTGATCCCGGAGGAACTTCATTGCCTGACACAGGGTCTACCTGTGGGGCTTGGCCGTTAAAGGCCATTTCCATCTGATCACTTATTGCCATTAACTTCATCCCTCAAATATTTAAGCTTGCGTAGCATTGCTGCCTCACCTTGACATCGAAACATATCATCTGTCTTTGTGACTTGTTCCATCTTCTTGTGTACTTGTAGTATCTTACTCTCTAGCATTTCGCAGAACTCATCCCACAAAGGCTTGTCGTTTACTAACTTCTGTAGTTTCATCTGTCAGGCCTCTGGACTAAGCCGCCTTTGTTTAACCTTAGCTTGGCTCTCGTAGGGTCTAACTTTAAATCTTTAATGTTAATAGACTTACCTTTTAGTATATCTACACTATCTTCAGCTTTAGCTACCCTTTTAGCTATACTACCATTCGGAAAACGATCTGCTAACTGGCGGTCTTTAGGGCTAATGTAAGTCTTAAACTTTAGGTCTTTAGTACCAATTTTAATTTGATTACCAAGCTCAGCTTTTAGTTGCTTCAAAGCTTTATCAAACGCTACAACATATGTATTGTGAAAGCCTGAGCCTTTAGTAATAGCTTTTCTATATTCATCACTATCTACACGAAAACGCTTAGCTGCTAACTTCTCTATAGGAGGTAGTACAATCTCATCAATACCTTTACCTTTAGCATCAGCAATGATAGACTGTAGTAGTACTCGTACTGAATCAGTTAAACTTGTGAGAGGCGTATCTTTTTTACTTACAATACGCTTAGTCTCGCTTACCAAATCCAAAACTTCGTCAGTGACTTGTCCTAATATATTGTCTTTGCCTGAGAAGTTATATACGTTAGTTTTGTAATCCATCATTGCTTCAAACATTAGTTTTAGAGCATTGAACTGATTAACACCTTCGTGAGCAAAACCCTGATCTTTGAATAGTGTTTGCATAGCTTTGGATGTTTGATCTCCTGCAAGATTTTTATCAGTAGCTATTGGTAAATACTTATTAAATACAAAGTCTTCATAATCTTCAAATAGAGTTCCCGGTGAATCAAACTCAGGCTTAAAAGCTATATCATCCATATTAGATTTAAACTCTACCCTCAACTCTTCTGTAGCCTTAGCAAGAGCTTTTCTAGGATTGTCTGAAAGGTTTTGTATTGCATCAGACTGAAGCTCTTCAATGAAGATATAATCAGCATTCGGAGAGTAATCGCCCTTCAATGGCTCCAGTGCATCTCTGTTTTGTCTTAAACTATAACGTGTGTGAGCAAGGTTAGAACTTCCATAGTGAGTCATAAGACCTAAGTCTTTAGATGTAACGTCTATACCAACTTCCTCATATCCTACTTCTGTATCTACTAGGTCATCCTGCCTCTGCGTATTTCTATTCTTAGTACCTTTACGTAGTGCACTAATTTCCATAGGCTCCATGCCATCGTCAATATTGCCGCTGTTATCACCCCTAGTATAATTCCTAGCTGGATCTAAACTAAACTCTCTATATTCTAATTCGCCCTGTGTTACTTTAGGTGCCCTCTTACGCACAAAGGCTTCAATGTTCTCTCCTCTAGTACCCTGTTTACCTATAGGAGCATTCTCAATAGCACTCTCGACAGGACTATAGAAGCTTGCAACAGCAGGTGCGTCTGGATTAGCGACATCTTCAAGAGTTTCGTCTGTCTGCTTAAACATAGGATTAAACTTAGGGTTATCTGTGATACCCAGTGCAGAGCTAAGCTCTTTAGCTATGAGTCTACTTAGTCCAGCCATTACTGTACGTTCCCACTAAAGCCTTGCTCTCCGGGCGCTGCAGCTGCACCAATGCCTATGTTACCACCTCCACCACCTGTCATGTCTTGTGGGCCTGCAGGGCCTGCTCCTTGAAGCGGAGGAACACCTGCTGGTGGAGCACCCTCTGGTCCCGCTGGGGGAGCATTAGGGTCAACTGCTACAGGAGGAGCTTGGAAGCCCTTAAGTATCTCTGCCTGTATGGCTGCGTCTTGAATAGAGTTAGTTACTTTATCAGGATCAAGATCCATGCTAACAGCAATCTCACGTATGATGTAATCCATCTTAGCAAACGGTGCCAGTGTTGGGTTCTGTGCAACCTGCAAGAACTGCATCAAGCGTTGGCTACGTACTTCGTTAGCCATAAGAGACTCAGTACCTTGGGCTTTAACTTCTAAGTCACCCTTGATCTCTGGGTCATAGTCAAACTGCATGTTGAAGCTAAAGAAAGCTTTGCCTAGCGGGTTAAGCAGGTAGTCATCTACGTTCTTAATAACAGTACGAATAGAACCGTTAGCTGCAGACATGAGCATAGAGATACCAGAAGCAGTACGTCCTACACCTGTCACGCCTGTCTGACCGTGAGCAAAGCTAGGGAAGCCTGTTGATTCGTCTGCAAGTACTCGTGCCTTGTCAAACAACTGCATGTTCTCACCAGCAACGTTAGGGAAAGATGTACCGAAGATAGCTTGTCCGGGTGCACCCCCTTGGCGTCTAAAGACTTTGCCGGGGTATACTGAGAGGTCTTGGCCCGGTACTAAGTTTGTCTCATCAACCTCGATCAACAAGTTACCTGACAGTACAGCATTATCTACTGCCATACGCATGAAGCCGTTCATAAGGGTCTGTGTGTCATCCATGTTCTCAGCGATACCTACACCGAAGAACGAGTACGGATTGACTTCATAAGGCACAGCGTAGTAAGGTATAAGTGCAGGCTTGAAAGGATTCATAACCATACGTAATACGTTACCGTTACATATCCATAAGTTTACGTTAAGCTGCTCTGCATCTTTAAGTGCACGAGGAATGTCTATGTCATGATCTTCTAATACTTCACGATCTACAAAGCCCCAGAACTCTTTTACGTCATAGCGTTCCGCTTTAGTTCCACTCTCATCGTCCTCCATGACTTGCTCCCACCACTTCTTCTCATAGGATTCACCCATCTTGAGAGAGTTGTCGATAGCGTTATCACGAAAGAAAGGGCGTCCCTTAAGGGCACGAAGCTGTGAGCGAGACATCTTGTGACGCTCAACAATGTACTCTGCCTCATCCATGTTAGATGCATCAGGGTCAGGGTAGAAGTTCCAGATAGATACATTGCTTGTAGAAGGTACAGTCTTTATAGTAGGGTCGTAGTTACCTTGGTCATCCCAATTAGGGTACTCTTTGTTTACAGCAAAGGGGCCTTTCATTATGCCTGTACCAAACAAGGCACACTCAAATGCAGCAAGGCGAAGCTGTTTGTTGGCTCCGCTTTCTTCTAACTGGTCGTGTATCTTCTTCTGCATCTTCTTAGCTGCAACCTTAGCTGGGCTAATAGTAATAGCAGTAGGCGTAGTTCCCGGACCTTCAATGACCTTATCCTGTACAGGACCAAGCTTATTAGCTAAGGCACCCATACGTTCCTTAAGCTGTGGCATTGTCTCACCGGGAGCAAGACGATCTTCCTCATTAGTAAACGGTGTAAAGGCTTTCTTTACAGTGTCGAATGCTTCTTCTGCAGCTGGGTCAGGGTTGGAGTCAAAGTGTACAGTATCAGCTACGCCCTCAGGAAGAGTAGTAGGATCTACGACAATAGGAAACTTCTTGTTACCAAACAGTACGTCAACAATCTGACCGTATGCAGCTAGAGTTTTAGTCTTAGTTACTTTTACAAATACACGAGAGCGTTCTGCCTCAGTGAATTGTACTTGGGGGCTATACAAGCCACGGTAGTTACGGTATGCTTTTAACCAACGTTCTTCATCTTGGCGTCTGGCGTCTTCTGCCTTTCGGAAACGATTCTCTACAAAGGATAGGATACTACCAACGGAAGCATCAGCTTCATATGAGTCTTTCTTTACGTCTTCAATAAAAGAGGATTCAGAAGATTCAATATTCTCTTCGTAGCTATCGTCAAAGTCTTTAGGGTCCATACTCAATATCCAAATGTTGGATCAGACGCTTGAAAGCCTGATCTTGATGTTGCTGGATCGTAGTCAAATAAAGAGCTACGGGGTCTTGTCATAATACCATATCGTAAAGCGTCATACAAGTGGTCTTCTGCATTTGTATCAACGTCTTCTGGGTTACGTTTATCTAAGGGTATACTAGGTAGCTGAGCTACAAGGTTAGTACAATGGTTAAACATAACTAAACGAGGTTCCTCTGTAAACTCATCTACCTGTAGTCTCCTGTGTAGTTCGTTCTTACCAGCTACACGAGAGCCTTTGGAACGGTCAGAGGGACGCCAGCGACACCCTCTCATATTCATTTGTTCTGCCAGAGAGGGGCCAGTATCACCACGTTTATGCCACAAACTACTGTCAAGTACACCGTAACGAACACCACCATCACCAGACTCTGCTTCTAAGATCATGTCAGCTAAGTCTATTGCTGTAACCTTAGAGCAGTATAACTCTCTATATATTACTAATTGCTCAGAAGGACTGACTGCAAACCAGACAACCCCTGTGTAACTACCGTAGCCATAGTCACATGCCCTGAACCTTGCCCAGCCTCTAGGTATATCGTAAGGCTCAACTACGTGAATAGCACGGTTAAACTCTGGGAACGCTGCACCTTCGTTTACATCCCAATCACCATCAAGCAATCTCTTACGTTGCTGCTCAGGTAGTGACAGAAGCATAGTCTCGTAGTCACCACTATCAGCTAGGTATGGATTATCAAACAAACTAGCAGGGATAAACTTACGTTTGAATAGAGGTTGATCTTCCTTCTTGTGACCTTTAGGGTAGCGTAGTGTCTCTCCTGTCTCTATGTTAGTAGCCCAGAACGAATGGTTAGGCGTTGCAGGATCAATAAACATCTTCTTGACCCAAGCGTGACCCGGACCTCCGGGGTTAGTAGTAGCTCTCATGTACAGACCTAACTCAGGTGCTGCAGATCTTAAGCGACTCCTCATGTAATCCCACGCGAAGCTAGAGGACCACTGAGTCAACTCATCGAAGGCTACATAGTTAAACGCCTGTCCTTGGTAACGCATAACGTCAGTGTCTTTATCCAAGTAAGACATCCAGAGCCTACCGCCTTGAGGTGTAGTCCATTGAGACTTTCTCTCTGACCACTTAATACCCGGTATTGCTTTAGGGTATAACTCTTGGCTCTTCTGTATAAGCTCACGTAGTTCTTCTGTAGTGTGTCGTAC